CTTGAAACACTTTAATCGATATCCCCACGCTTCAAGTGAATGGCGTCCATACAAACGTTGCGGCATGCCGGTTGGTCTCCGCTCATAATCACGATCACTAATATGAGGGTAAAATAAGCGACTAAGAACCAGAGTGTCCTGAGTATTACCTTTGAAATCAAAGTCATATCTCTCCTTAATTAAAGGTATGTCGTAACTAATAATATTGTGACCGATTAGAACATCTGCTTGTTCTAGTTGTTTGATGCCTTGCATAAGATCACGCTCAGGCTGGTGATCAAAAACAATTGCATCATCAGGTGAGCTGACATCACGGGCCACAATGCAGTGAATACGTGACCCTTGTCGAAGCAGACCAGTCGATTCAATGTCAAACAAAAGTTGTTTAGTCATCTAAAATATCCTCTTTTACTTGTGGGTCAAATTTGTCAGGAGCAAAGGACTCCTGATCTGTATATAAAATCTCGTCTACGCTTCTATCCGCTCTTGAGTTTACAGCAAAACGTGGATCTTCGCCTTCAAAAAACGGCTCAATTGAGATTGAAAGTTCACGTGCTAGTCGAGCTGCACGTCTGAATTCATCCTTGTAATAAGGCTCCCATTCATGAGACAAGATACAGATACGTTTGATACCCATGACATGACATTGAAAAATGGATGCTGAGAACGGATAACGAGTGGAATAGACGACTGCACCACTAGTGGGAGTACCACGTTTGCTTGTAGCAGCGATTGCATATGTAAGACAGTCGATCTCTACCTTTGATGCGCAGAGCAAGCTTCTGCCATCACCAATAATCTCTCTGTCTCTTACAAGGACGCATCCACCTGGAGAGGTTGGATGAGTTGAAGCAGTTGCAATAGACTTGGCAATCTGCATGAAGTACTTGTCTTTATCTTTGATGTAAGTTGGATCGTTTAGTGGAGAAGTCATTTCACACAGAAAGAGTCATTTAATCCTATATTAGTTAGAGATATATACATACGAGACTATGGATTACGAGGAAATAAAGTTTAGCTTGGAAGACTTTGATAAATATAGAGAGGAGCTTTTAGAGGGAAACATGTGGGGAGATAATGTCCTTTCTATTAATGAGAACGATATGGTCAACAGCCCAGCTCATTACACCAGGGGGCGTTACGAAGCAATCGATGTAATCGAAGATGCAATCGAAACAGCTCCTGATCCAGTGCTTGGTATGCTTCAAGGACAAGTGCTGAAGTATGTATTACGCCTGTGGCATAAGTCGAACTGCACTGAAGATGCACGTAAGGCTGAATGGTACTTAAGACGATTGATTGATAAATTAAGCGAATAATTTTGCTAAGATATTAAAGCGCCCGATAGGGCGCATTAGCAGCGCTTAAAAAATAAATGCTCATTTTGAATCTCTAGATATTCATGATCTAGAATATGTGGCTGGATGAGATCAAATACTTCTTTATTGTCTAACACCGTGTGCGTGAAGTAGCAAGATATTCCTTCGCTAAGTACGGGAATGTCTGGGTTGTACCATTCAATAGGTACAATGCATTCCCAGGTTTCAAGTGAGTTAGAACACCAACTGTTCAGTTCTTCCAAGCGCTGAGCAGTTTTTATTATGTGTGCTTCGTGTGCTTGAGTAGTTGGCATAAATGGCACATTGTTCAAAAGCAATGCATGCTTCCACATGATGGTTCCGTCTTTATGGATCATCCGGCAGGGATGAACATGCAAGCCAGACGGCAAAGCAAATAGATGCTTCTGTGCAATATGCTTATGCATCAAACATTCCCTCTGCTGGATTCGTAGTACTCAAGATCCTTTGCCCAATTGTCACCAGAGAACTCGTTGTAAATTACTCGACCTACATCACGGAATGTGTTGTAGAACAATGTAATTTTATCAATATCAGAGATAGTAGTTTCAAGTGGGGGACCATATACCAATACGTTCCATGTAGAAGGACATACAGGATCGAATCCATCAGCAGTTGCTCTAAGTTGCTTGACACGCCTAAAAGGAATGCAGATGGGATAATCCCAAATCACAGGTGTTGCTCGAATGATCTCAGATGCACTAGTAAAAAATACAAAGCTTTTGATGTGACCATTGCGATACTCGTTAATGGTTTTGTTCAACCAAATACGAGTATTTCTTACAGCACCTTTAGGAGATACCCAAACATTGCCATGCCAATGCTCATGCAGTGGATTGGTTTCAATCGACGGCACAGAGGTTGCATCTACCAAAACCTGTTGAACAGGATCGGATGTGGGGTCATAATCAATGCCACCCATAACACTACGAGCACGCTCAATAATTTGAGGCGTAGGATATAAAGGCAGCTTTAAACCCGATGCTTTAAGTTTATCCGCTAAATTCTGCTGTGATCGATCGGAGGCTTTCTTGGCCCCCTCCTGCTTCGACTGCAAATGTTCTTGTTCCAGCATTGCTAATTAAAGTAATCAATACATTTTTAGACCAATCATTATTGTCGATCTCTTCAATTAGTTGTCGAAGAAATGTGATGACATCCTCGTCTTCAGCGGATTCAGCTTGTGCTAAATCAGATTCAACATCAGAGCCAGACATATAAACAGTTGAGTCGTTAAGCAAATTGATAACTAATGAGCCTGCTCCTTTCTGTTCAATACCAGTAGTAGCGATATTGATAAAGTCTGTCAGAATAAGTTCCGCAGTAGCAGCTAGAAAGCGTTGCTCTTGATCTTTCTCATCACCCCACTTATCAGATTTTATAAGTGATTGAATAAGGTCTGTTCGTCTGGACATAATAAAATGACTCTCTAATAAGAATAAGTAATTTAAAAATCAATTGTGGGGTCTTCGTCAGACTCGTTAAAAAGATCTTGAGGATTTTTGCTTAGTGAAGTATCTTCAGGTTCAGTCTGACTGATATGTTTTCCTTGAAGCATGTCTGTGAGTACAGCTTCAAACTTTTCACCAAAGCCAACGTCAGGATTTAGAATCAAGTCTTCCCTATCACCCAAGGTTTCAGCAAGAACTTTTTCTTCAGCTTTAATAGCTTCTTCTATGACGTACTCAGCAATCTGTTGCTTGAGTGTATGTAGTTCTACAGCCAGCTCAAAGCTTTCAATGTAACTATCTTGATCGACATAAACTCCAATGTTTTGAGGAATCAGATGGAAGGGGTTACAGCAATACTTATTACCACAGGTAGTTTTGACAGCTGTATAGCCTAGGTCGCCCCAGCTAAACCACATCGCTACACGTTGAGGATGGTGCTGCGTAGAACTTGTAAGACCATGCCTACGCCAAGCAAACTGAGGCTGCTTAGTACGTTTATTGATACTGCCTTGCCAAGTCCAGCATTCATCAGGTGCACCGATATCTACTTGAGACCAGAACTTCAACGCTTTCACGCGGTTCTTCTTAAGTAGACGGTTCAAATCAAATGACAGTCGGCCTTCCCTAGCTGCTGCTACACACCTAGTACATGCCTGATGACTGTCGTATCTCATTGAGTGGCTAGAGAAACGCCCCATCGCGTGTCCTGTGTACAGACACAGCTCGCCTTCTTCAGCAGTGTTGGATAGATTCTGGAACCTTCTGCCATATGCATGGCCTCCAGGTTTGCGAGAGGGTTGAGCTTCAGCCATTAAAAACTTCCTTCTGGTTTTACATAGTTACCGCCGTGAGCCGGATACTGAGATTCAACAGGCAACATGTCCAACTGATGGTGGATCATGTATTCGTAACGAGTACTGTTCTCATATTTAATTTGAACGAGTTTTGCTTTTGGTGTGTAGTATTCAGGGTTGCCTACTACCAAAGCATTCAAACCATTTGAGCGTACATTTACACGCAGGCCAATCTTGATATCAGATGCATTCATATTAATACCTTTTTGAATATTTAGTGTGATCAGAAGTCGTTGAGAATATTGTCTTCAGGAAGAGGATCGTCTTTAGGACGTTGCCAGATACGTACAGATTTAGATCTGCCAGTAGCTGGATCTTTCCTAGAAGTTACGAGTCTCCGCCATCCCATCGTTTGAAGCACATCAGCGATTCGACGTGCTTCTCTGCGGCCTTGATTACGAGGATCAATGTCAAGAGCACTGGTAAGAATTTCAGCGCAAGTAACCTCTTCTCGTATTGATACATAAGCTGAGACCTTATCCATCCATGGGTCTGGGTCGCCAAACTCTTGGATGTATTCAGCAATAGCAGCAATTTCACCACTATTGAATTCATAATGAACACCCTCTCTATATGCACTTACAGCAGATGCCCAAAGGCTATCTCGTTCATCTATAAGTTGTTTCCATGGTAATTGGAAACCTCTGCCAATTTCTAGCGGGACAAACCTACGGTTGCCAGTGCTATCAACCAAAAACTGGTTGCGATTAGTAGTACCAATAAGGACAAACTTACGAAACAGGCGCTCAGGTAGTGCAGCGTAGGGTCTGCGCACTTCATCACAGCGTGTAGTAATGAGGTTCTTGAAGTTCTCAATGTTCCGAGTGTTGAAGTAGTTATCAATCTCAGGCAGTTCTAGAAGCCAAGCAACGTGCAATCTGTACTGCTCCTTCATTAGTGTATCTAATGGAGTAGTTACTTCAGAAAACAGTGCAGGTGGCACTAAGTTTCTGGCAAACATTGATTTACCAACGCCTTGTGCACCGACAAGGATCGGTAGCCAAGACATCGAGCATCCAGGGTTGTATGCCCGTGCTACAGCACCGATCATCATTCTCTGCAGGGCTAGCGTTGCAACCTTGTGCTTGCTACCGATAAAGACTTCACCAATGCGATCCCATTCAGGGTGTGGCTTTGCATGTGCTGCACAGTGGTCAAGGTACTGACGAATAGGACAGTAACTATTTTTCTGTGCTGCGTACTGAATTGCATTCTTGATACGTTGCTCAGGAATGAAAACGCCGTGTTCACAAGCAAGCTTGGTTGTCATCAACTCAAGGTCGTTACCTTGCAGAGCAACTTTCTTACCGTTCTGATTGGTGTATTCGATTGCACCAGTGAGTTCGTTACGCCTTAAGTCAGTAAGGATCTCTTTGACCTTCTGTACATCAGTCTCACGTTCTTTTGCTAAGTCATCAGATGACTTCTTTGGACGCCCACGCTTTTTTACAGCTTGTGCATCCGGCAACGGTTCGGGTTCAAAATCCATTTTCTCTCCTTTCGACGCGGATATAATTTCATCAAAACTAACCATCGGGTCAGTTTCTGTATAACCGACAGCTCCACCTACAGCACCAAATCGTAGATCTGATGGAAGGTTACTAGTCCAGTTAGGGTCTTGTTTTTTCGCAAGCGAATAAAGTTTAGTATGACCTGCATACTTACCGAGACCTTTCCATTTAAATGGCTGAGTATTTTCTTGCTTGTGTCCGTGATGACCACGGATCACCCAATCAACCCAGTCATCAAAGATAACAGTGCCTACGCCTGCACAAGCAGCCATAACAGGTACAAAGTACTCTTCATACTCACCGTCGTCTGTAGGCCTCAGGAAGTTATTCAGCAGCCACTTACAGCGATTTACATCTAAGTCAGTGCAGTCAGAGTGGACAAACTCTGTTGGCTCTTCGTAGTCAATGTCATCCAGTAAGAAAGCAGGGACCGAAGCATCGATGTTTGTCTGAAAGACAGCAGATGTGTTGCCATACCAAAGTCGCTCTGGTTTCTGACCACAGTTATCACTGAGCTTTTCAAGTCCAAGATCTGCCAGCAGTCGATTAACGATCAGCCAATAAGCACCTCTGTGCTGTGCAGTAGTGTCTAGCTCCTTCTCTAGATAAAAGAGAGCACGAAAGCGATGCTCTTCTGGAGTGTGGCTAGCAGATGTATATGTAGCCAGACACCATTCTTTGGCAGTCGTAGCCTCCCAAAACTTCTCAAGCGTAGTGTCACCATCAAAGTCAAGGACAATGAGGTTCGAACCCCTGGAGTTTTCAGCTAGTCGGTGCTTGGCAACAAAGTGAGTTGAGCACCAACCAAAACCATTTGAAACCCAACCAGCAAGCCAGTCAAGGTCAACCAAAATATTTGACCAACCTTGAGCAACTAGCTGTGGGTTCTCTTTGTTCTTGCAGTTTTTATTGACTGCAATCTTCAGTATCTTCGTCGTCACTATTATCAATATCGTGAAATTGTTTACATCTCTTCAGGAACTTAGCTTCAAATCGATCCATTTGATCTGAATCAATGAAGATGCCTTGTGATGTTTCTGGTGTAGAAACAATGATCAAAGCAGCGTCACATTTAAAACCAGTGCGTTCTGCAAGTGCCAGACGATAAGCTGCCATTTGCTGTGCACATTTCTGATATTTCCTGAATCCACCAAACCCCATACGATCACCACGCTCAGGGAACGTGTTCATATAAGGACCGTTGCTTGTCTTGAAGTCAGCGATAACTCGGACACCTCCGATCTCGCCAATCAAGTCAGGACAACCTGCGTACTTATGTTCAGTACTCCATACAAATGCTACCTCTTTATCATCAGATCTAAGGTGATACCAGTCCTGACGGAGTGGTCTCTCAGACCAATGAATTGTATCAAACCAATCGAGATATTGGGATAATCCGTTCCAAAAATCTTGGTATTCTTCTGGAACATTTGGATCTAAACCACGTATGTAATTTTCACATGCGAGGTGGATAGCTGAGCCACGTTTAGAAGCTTCTTCTAGTGCGCCTGGATTGTTTTGTTGCCAGGTACGTAAGCCTGCTTTTGACTTCTCAGACTCTGTGGCAGAGAGCACAGTAGTCACAGAAGGCATATACAGGCCAGAGCATAGGTACTTCCGATATCCAGAGGCAGTTTGTATTCGATATGGCTTATTAGGCAATGCCTCTTCGGATTGAGACATTAGTAGTCACACAGTTCTTGCGCTTCAAACCCTGAGCCTTGACCATCATTTGCAGGTTGCTGAAAAAACATCTGGTGAATTTCAGCAGACATCTGATAGTTCTCAGCAGTTGCTTTACCCACTGCATCCAGTACTTGACCTACAGCAGCCATTTGCTGACGTAACTCAGAAACTTCTTGACGCAAGGCAATTACATGCTCCATCAAGGATGTAGGTTTAGCCAGTGGCCTAGGTTGAGGAGCCAATTGTTGAGGCTGTGCTTGTTGCTGTTGTTGTGCCGAAGCAGATGCAGCAGCATTGCCAGACATAATCTCTTGAATGCGTTGCTGCAATTCAGGAGGCAAATTTTCTAGTGACATCAGAATTCATCCTTAATTAGTTTTTGTACGATCTCTTCTACGATTTCACGGAAGTCATTACGGATTTGATATTCCAAGTCATCACGATCTGCTTTCATGCAGGTCACAGAGATTTCAGGGAGAGTTAGTACCGCATTGGCTTGGAAAAGGCCAAGCTCATTACGCGATACATCGAGTTTAATTTCAGGCATCAGAATTCAGTATCAGGTTCAGTTTTCTTTTTCGCAGTTTTGGGCATTACCGTTGCACCACGTTTGTCGGTTCCACCAGCTGGGAGACCTTTTTCGTCAGTTGCACGCCCATCAAAAGGATCCTTTCCTTCAAAGAAGTTGGGAAGCCAAATACTATCTCGTGTGGTCTTCCATTCGGATACAATTTTTTCCGGAACTTTACGTACCTTCGGAAGAATAGAGTATGAAGTTTCAAGGCCTTGGCCCTTACGACTGATCTTGATTGAGAAATTAGCCAGTCCATCTTCAGTCCATGTGTAGTCTTCTACTTCTTGCAGTACTTCAGTCAGCTGCTCACGCAAAGACTTCTGCTCAATGAACAGAACTTCCATGCGACCACGAGCTGCACTAGTGCCTACCCAAGCAAGGAACTTGCGAGGTTTGACATAAGTGCCATCAATCTTGGGTCGATCTGGTTTACTCCAATCAGTTTCACGAGCAAGGTCAGCAGGTTGACCAGGATGAGTGCGTGTTACGACATATCCGTTGAACCTAAGTTCGCCAGTCTTTGCATCTTTAGTTTCAGAGGCATATTGCCATCCAGTCACAGCATGACCAGTTTCATAACAGCCGAGCAATCTGAACTCTTCAGACTCTCCATCTTTTAGTGAACTAGGTTTGAAATAAGGTTGAGGTTCGCGTGTTTCGATTTTATCTTTGGGACCTTCCAGCAAGTCGGGAGGTAATACTTGTAGTGTCATATTTGAATGTTGTAGACCTTTCAAATATAAGTAATACAATAGTTAAATGTGAGGTTATTTAATCATGAGATTTGCCAACGTTCCCGTGTATCCCGGTGATCATATAAAACATCCAGTGCTTAGAAATATTCATAATTCCTACGTTCGTAATCAAAAAAAGCTTGATGAAAGAGGACCTGCAATTCCGTTGACTGCAGTGACATATCCACAAGACAGTATGCCTGCTTCATTTTTTGGAGTTGATCCAGCAGAAATTAATATAATGCGTGACCGATATATTCGAAGCCCTGAAGGTGGTGTTTCAAGCAATCAACCAGGAATGTATAAAGATTTTTTGTATAGAGGTGAAGTAATGGGAGGTCCAGGAAGATCATGAGAATGGCAGGAGCTAGGTTAACTGGTCAGTTAGATGATCCTAATCTTCCATGCATGGGAGAATCACTTTTACCTACGACAAAACACGCGGACTTTGATGCAGATCCTGTTGAACGAGCACGGCAATTAGTCATAGCTAAATTGAGCTAAGATATTTTTTGCCAATAAAAAAGGCCCCTAAGGGCCGTTTGTTCAATAGTCAGGAATGGGATCAACTTCTGCGTAGCCTTTAGCAGTTCCGGTCTGCTTGTTATTACCAGAAGTACGCTCTCGATCTTTTCGTGTGCTGAAGTCAGAAGCAACAATTGCCCGATATGGACTCTTGTCACCTTCTTTGCGGTACTCACGAATATAACCTTGAATGCAAAGACCGCGACCTTTACGTGCACGCTCTTTCAATTTAGGTAGACGGCTTTCATGTGCTTCCATGTACAACCATGTTGTGACATCGGAGTTATCCAAGGTAGTACCAACCTTGATAGCACAAGTTCCGTTCTTGCGTTCTTTGATTTCATCAGATCCAAAGAAAGCATTGCCAAGAACAACTTGGTTGCAGTACATATCTTGCGGGATATTAGTTTCAATTGTTGTGACAATCAAATCTAATGGCTGAGAAGTGTCATCACTGAAAACAATAGTGCCAGTTACAAGCGCTCTTGTTCCAGCTCGCCAGCCTCCAAAAGCTTCAAGTTTTGGACCTGGTCTGTCATAACAGAGGAGCCGGAGCTTGACCTCTCCAGAAGTATTGCCAGAGGGGATAACAGCGTCAGCACCGCAATAAGACAACCCATAAGCGTTGATCTGATCTGCAACGAAATCTCGTAGTTCAACGGTTGCTGCAATAAAGTTCATTAGTCAAAATATATTTATCAAATTTCAGTTTAATCTTCTTTGTCATCAGTCGTGGGAGAATCTTTGAAATCTTCTTTAGGAATTTTGTCTAACTCTGCTTTGATGTTCTTAGCCATAAAGGTATTGCCTTTTTCTAGACAGATCCGATAGGCTTCTTCATACCGTTCCTTGCGATTCATTAGGCCACATAGCGTCAGCAATTGTTGGCAGTTGTTCTTTAAGTATGTTCATTACCTCTAATGCAATTTGGGTATGTTCCCACTGGGTACCATGCCAACTACGTAGATCACAGTAATGCAACCAACTGCGAATTGTACCGGACATATAAAGTCTGGTACTTGTATTTAATGGTAACACGGCTCTAGAACATTCTTTTGCTATACCATTAGCGATCATCTCTCTATAGAGGTCTTGACTTTCACGGAATAGCTGCTCAGTTTTATGTTCAAAGAAAGCTCTTTGCTCATGAGATAGGTCATCAATTGAGTTCTGTCTGTTCTTTGTGTCTTGCCTCCGTAGTCTTGGAATCTCAACAGTCGTTGCTTCAGCGTACCTCTGTGAGAATTCTTGGAATGAAAAGCTACGGTGCCTCAGAATTTGTGGTGAGATTGCTCTAGTAGTGTTTATTTCAACACACATTGAAGCCATCTCGAATGGAGACCAATGCTTGTGTTTGATCAAGTACTTAAGAAGCTTGACTACTTCAGGGTTGTCTTCATTAGCTGGGTTAGATACTCGTGCAATTTTACCAATGAGACTTTCCGCGTCAGGAGTAATCCAAACAAGATTAGCGTTGTGCATAGCTGCTTATAAGTGTTCGTAGTTGTTTGACAGTCAATTTATCTAGCTGCTGCTCTATGTAATCAAGAAGCTGCTTTTTATACTCACTCTTCTTCATTAGTAGTCACTTTCCAATTTGGCAAGTGTAATGAAGAACACGACAACCAAAAAGAGTGTGAGTGCAAAGATAAATACGGTCATATTCCCTCGTCATAGTGAAACTTTTTTTCTTCAGTTGGTTTGATCTTGCCAAAAAGTTTTGGCTTAATACGACCATAACCAGATTTAATGTCACTTATGACACCTGATCCCTTCAGCTTGTCATAGTAATCATCAAAGATGTCAGTCATGCAATATGCACGTACTGCATCGCACACTTGCTTACCTTCTTTGGTAAACATAATTAGATGTACATCTGTTGGCAATTCTGAATCATCAAAATTATTGGGATCTACATTCTCGGCTACCAGTTGTATTTTCATTATTAATAATCACACTTTGGACATTGTGGGCAGTGTTCATGCCAGTAGATATGATAAACCTCTACGCCTATTGCTAGTGAAAGCAATACAGCAAAAAAGACTTTTGGATTCATGCGTACTGAGGAAGGTTTTGATTTGCAGTCTCAAAGAATGCAGGCATACGCGAAGCTCTCGTATCTGCTAAACCTTGTGCCTTACCTACCTCATATAGAGAATCTGAACATTCCATCCAGAAGTTGCTGGAGAGATGCTTGTTACTAGCCTTTGCCGCGAGCGGCTGCAGTACCCAGTTGACCGTAGCGCGGCGGAGATTGTTGAGAGTCTTGTCGCTCTTAAGGTCAAGCGCCTGGCAGACAAGTGTGTTTGCCGCGACATGGGTCTGTTCATCCCTTGAGATGTCGGCACTTGTTGTACGCAATCCTGTGTCACCGAGTCTTCGGAAGATGGGCAGGAGTACAAAGAAGACGCTTCTTTCAAGAACCACTGCCTTGAGGACTGGGTGTCTGTCGAGCTGAAGCCACGTCTTACAGATGTGTTCAGCCTCCTTCTCGAATTGTTCTGGAATTTGATGAACTTGCGCTGCATAGTTAAGAGCAATATCGTGATTTTCTTCATCGGTCACATTGGAGAGCAGTAGCTCCCTACACCCTTTAGCTTCACTGCCTTCTGGCAGATCACCCTTCATTGCTTCACTAATGAAGTCACCTACGGGAATCTCTAAACACCTAAGTGCCAAAGCACGTTTGACAACTTCTTCACCGCCATCTAATAGCTGTCCGGCAGAGACCTGAACGGGAGTCCAGGTACGCTTACGTTGATGCAAATGTAGGTAAGGAGTTTCTGCTCTTGTCATCGTTTTTGTGAATAGGTTTACTTATGGTTTATTCAGCGCAACCAACGCATTCATTGGAATTCTTAGCTTCGTCAGGATCATCAGCAGTCCAGCCATCATCAGCGAAGTCTTTGAACGTAAAGTCAAACTCTTCGTCTAATGCCGCCATAGCATCGTCTTTTGCTTGCGTGTTCTGCATTACCTGCAGTGAGTAATACAGGCTGGTCTGAGGGGAAGCTAGCCATGTCTGAATGAAGTCTTCGTCATAGACAACAACATCACTCCAGCTGTTAAAGCTGTAGCCATGACTTAAGCCGGTATCATGCACACGTTGCATAATTCCGTTGACTACTCGGAAGTAGTTCTCCCAACCGACCTCTTCTGCAGTTTCTACGTCACCGTAGTTGAACTCTTCTACACCAAAAGTTGAGCTATCACGATCGACAGTACGACCGATAGGAGGTGCTAATTCAGGAGCTGTTGTGTAGCCCTGACGATCTTTATATCGGTAGGAGCAAGATGCAGTGGGAGCGATAGCAAAGGCACGGTGCATACCGGCTTTACCAGCAATCTCTGCCGCAACTTTTAGTCCACCTTCAATCGCTGATTTGATTTTAATTGCCGCTTGAGTCGCACCAGGAAGCTCATCTAAAGCGTCTGCAAACTCAGCGTAGGTAACGCCTTCGATAGCAAGCAGATTGGCTAACCCAAGCATGCCAAGACCAACTTGACGATCGACCTCTTGGGTCAAGTACTCACCAGTATTCTCGACACCAGTCTTTGAGTGAAGGTCAATAAGCTGCTGCATACCTGCTTGGAAAGCAGTACTGATATCAGCAGGACGGCAGGCTCCAAGGTTCACGTGCTGGAGCAAGCAAGTGCCACGGCTACGTAAGAACACTTCCAGACAGACGTTGGCGTAGATACGTTCGCCATCACGATCATGCCTGATCTTTGCAAGCCAGATATCTCCACGTGCAATCCCCGCAAGGATGGCAGTCTTTACCTCTTCATTGGCGTCATTCCAAAGCTCAGTAGTGACGTTGATACAGCGCTTAGCCCACGGCAGTTCATGCCTAGGAGTGCTGACAAACTCAAGAACATCCGGATGTGAGATGTCCAGATGGAGCACCACAGCACCGTTCTTGTACACACCACCTCTACGAAGCTGCTCATTGAGACAGCTGTAGATCTTGCCAAAGCTGACAGGACCGGATGCAACCAAGCCCTTGCCGTTGTCTACCCCTGATGCACGAAGCTTGGATAGGTGTACAGCGACACCCGCACCAAACCTCAGTGCATGGCTAACGAAACGCCAGCTAGCCTCTATTCCGTTCTCACCTTCCATGCTGTCTTCAACAACAAAGACGGTGCAGCTAACTGGAAGACGGCTAGTGGGGTCATCGATCCAGCTTTGTACTCTGCCAGTACGAGCAATCAAATTATTTTCCATAGGTATCGTAGTAAAACAGTGGTTGTGGAATCAAATCATTTAGGTAAGGTGGCTCGTAATTTGGCCCCTTCAATACCTTTCCGTCAGCTCTATAAATAGGCTTATTGTTTTCATCTAGTTTACTCATATTTGATTCGAAAACGCGACGCATAGCCTCGTCCAAATCAAAACCAAAAGTAATAGCAAATTGATAGCAAACGAATACGAGGTCGGAAAGCTCCTTAAGAGCCTCTTCTCTACGTTTGACATTTTCTGGATCAGCATATAATTCATCAGCTGCTTGGAGGAACTCGCGAGATTCTTCAGCAATCAATCCCACTTGCATGTCATAGAGTTGTTTTTTGATAAATCCATAACGTGAAATGTTGCCTTGAATCTCTTGGTCAAACGCTTCACGGAAAGCCCGTGCTTGTTCTTGCAATGTCATTTTTAACCTATCAGTTTCTCTAGTTTATTTAAATCATGGTCGTTTGTTTCTCATGGTAATACGACCGCGTGACAAGTCATATGGGCTGACTTCGATAGTGACTCGGTCTCCTACAAGCAGTTGAATCTTTCTAGTAATTAAACGACCTGAGGCACGGCATAAACACTCGTGTCCTTCGGGTTCGTCAAGTACCACTCGAAAATATCCATTGCCATCTTCTCGCGTGATATTTCCACACGACTCAATCACATTAGCTTTTTTGCTCATTAAAATCCTGTTCCTGATTTCGATTTATTTTTTGGCTTTTTCACAACGACAACGACATCGGGAGCCATTTCACACAGCTCTTGTTCAGTCGCGTCGGATATGGACTCCACAACCTTGTCGAGAGCATATTGGAACTGAGATCCCTTGCTCATTCGACTTAGCAATGCATGTGCTACGTCATATCTAAACTCTTCCAATTCATTCTCTGACATTAATACAGTGTTTCCTCCTGGTGGGTAAGAATGACACAATCCGAGGTGGGGTAACTAACACATAAGAGTGCATGCCCCGCTTCGATCTGGTCATCATCTAGAAAGCTTTGATCTTCCTGATTGACGGAACCAGATTCAATAGTGCCAGCACAAACAGAGCACGCACCTGCACGGCATGAGTACGGCATATCAATGCCTTCGTCTTCAGCTATATCAAGAATGTATTGATCATCTGAAACGCTAATTACGTTTGTGCCGTCAGGTGTTTTCAGTGTTACAGAATAGTTCATCGGATTATCGGGATGGAAATAATCAACGATCAAGCCAGCATTTGATTGGCAAGATTGTCACGCAATTCATTGATACGATGTTCGTCGTACCGTTTAAAGTTGCCACGCTTCTCTACCTTTTTGTAGTAGTGGAGGGCGTTAATAATAATTGTATAATCTTCTATCGTCAGTTGAAAATGCATTCATAGATCATTGCAATAGGTATAAGCGTCAAGAGTTGAATCTAGATTTTCAATAATGCTCTTAGCTCCAACATATCTTTCCACTGGCTCCTGTTGACCAGTGCAGTATTCTTCGAAGTCAACAGGATC